CAGACGCACCCACCGCAGCGCTTTCGGCAAGGCCGATGGCTCCGGGCACTATGCCCTTGAAAAACTCTTTGACGTTGCCGCCAACGGTGGTTTCTTTGGGTGCGGCAGGAGCCGGGGGTAGTTTCCCCAACTCCGCTTCTATCATTCGCTGCGCTTCTTCTGGTGGTGTCCCGTCTGGAACTTGGAATCTTGCGATACGGCCATCAGGGAGTTTGAAGCGAGCTATTGGCATGGAAGTTACTCGTATCCGAGGAATTGAACTCCGCCACGTGCGCCAGTGGGGGAGGCTGGCAGCATTGTACCCAACCCCGACATCTGCGCAAGTTGTGCGTTGATCAGTGCAAGCTGGGTTTCTAGCGGTTGCCTCCTTGCAAGATTGTTTGTACCAACGGCGGGAATATCTTTTAACTGATTGGTTAGGTTGGTGGCCTGCGCTTTGAGGGCATCTATCGCAACCCTACTCTGCTTGGTCCCCGCAGTGTCTCCCCGCGCAGCGATCATGCCCTGCACGCGCTCCCTATTGCGAAGGTTCTCCTGCCCTTGCTCATAGACCTTTGTCTGCCCTTGAATGTACGACTTAAACAGCTCGGTCGCGCTCTTTTCGTCTGCTCCATAAGTTTCTTTTGCGACACCAAACAGAAGCTCTTTGCCTTTGTTGATGTTGTCGTCGCGCTCTTTTTCCAGAGCCCGAATGTCTTTCTTGTTCATGTCCTTGCGGTTCAGGCGCAACTCTTCAATGTTGTCCCGAGCGTCGTCCAACCGTTGCTGGGCAGCACGCAGGTCTTTGAGACCAGCGGCGTATTGCGCTGTACCCACCTGTGCGCCTTGCCCCAATGCAGTAGCAAGGCCACCCCGAGTGGACATGATGGCCAGACCAGCGTTCAGGAAAGCCAGACCTTTATTTTCGTTTCTCTGCCTGCCAATGTCTGCTTCACGGGCGTTCAGCCGCGATTCGCGGCCTTTGAAAATATCGCCCTCTTCTTCGATCTCTTTTTTGCGTCTCGCCAAGCGGTCTTCGCCCTGCTGCTGGTAGAGATTGCTCAATCCGACAGCCTCGTTCCGTAACGCCCCGCGCTGGTAATTTACGTCGCGCATCGCTTCTTCTTGCGCTTCCCGTATAGACTTCATGCTAAATGGGTCTGCTGCGCCCGGAGCAGTAGGCGCAGCGGCCTTATCCGTGGGGGCACCGCTATCAGTTTTACCTTTACCTTTGGCTTCAACTTTTGCAGGTGCTCCATAAACGGCTGCGTTCGCTCTTGCGGGTTGTTCAACCCGATTAAGCATGCTGCGATTTACTGCCGGAGTGAAGGAAGGCGCGGGGGCAAATGTGGGGGCTGTTATGCCCTGCATCATCTGTTCCGCAAAGTCACCGCCCGTGGGGATGTTCAATGGGGCAGCGGTTTGGGTTGCCCCCTGCGTAGATTTTGCCTGTAAAGCTGCAATCGCTTGGTCTATGGCGGACGTGTCCGCGTTGGATCGTAAGTACCGTTCACGTGCTGCCAAGAGACTGGCAAGGCGGGGGTCCTGCACAAGCCCTGCGGATTGATAACGCTCAACATCACCGCCGTCAGCAAACGCAACGATGCCGCCACCTGCGAAGTTCATCTCGCCTGTGGGGAGTTGGCCAATACCTTGGTCTTCTGGCATCTGCTGGGTTTGCGCAGGAGCTTGGGGCGATTGTCTGGTGAACTCTTTGTACTCAGCTTCTTTCTGCGCATCAAGCATCTGCGCCAGTCTTGCAAGCTGCTCCGGGCTTGCGCCCTCCATATTACCCATGCGTGCGATTTCTTGGTCAACCACCTTGGGTTGCTCTTGCATCGCGCCCTGACCTGAAGCACGCATTTCTTTGCGGCGGTTGGACTCCGACATGGCCAGCGCCATGATGTACGGATCGTTCTTGTGCATCTGCGCGTATTGCTGCAGCTGCTGGTCAGGCAACTTGGCCAGCGTGGAGGTGATTTTGTTGACGTCGATCATGGCCTACCTCAGATTTTTGACAGGGCCAGCTCAGCCAGACCTGCCGATTTTTTCTTCACTTCACCGCCTTCGGCCATCCGGCTTGCGCCGTACAGCGCAGTGCCCGCGCCAACCAGTTGGGCCAGCGGATTTGGGGGCGCTTGGTACATGGTCTGCACCGAGCCCATGGGCGTGCCACGCAGGATGTTTGACATGAACTCCAGCTGCTGGTACGGATAGCGTTGTGCGGAGGCAAAGTCCTGTGCGCGAGCGTTGATGAGCGCCTGATCTTGCGCTTGCTGTTGGCCACCAAACTGGCTCTGCAGATTGAGAATATCTCTTTGCTGGCCAAACTGTTGCTGCCCCAACTGCCCCAACTGGCCTGCGCCTTGCAGGGCGGTCTGAAGACCTTGCAGGCCGAGATTACCCCCAAACTGACGGGATTGTTCTGCGAGTTGACGAGCGTTCTGAAACGCTTGCTGATTGGCCAACTGAGACTGCATTCCCGTTTGCGCGCCAAGCTGCTGAGTACCCAGCAGGGCTTGGAGGTTCTGGCCACCCACTGTCAGGCCAGCTTGCTGGTTGAGCTGCTGAGCCTGCATACGACGCGCTGCGTCTTGGTTGAACTGCTGCTGTGCCTGCTCGAAAGCGCTTTGCAATCCGCGAGCACGAATATCGCCCATCTGGGTGCCTAGATTGCGCTGGCGTTCTGCCTCAACGATAGCCTGACGGGAACCGCCAAACGCGCCCATACCAACGGCACGAGCTTGGTCCATGTTGCGCTGCATCTCAGACGAACGCTGAGCTTCCCGCAGTTGTGGTGCAAGGGCCTGCTCCATGAACGGCGACATGTATTGCGCGGCTTGACGGCCACCGAACATATCTGCACGGACTCGCTCGGCAGGTCCCATCTGGAATTGCTGCAACTGAGGAGCTTGCGTTTCCATGAACGAAGCCTGCAGTGGGTCGTACTGCATACCCAGTCCGCGACTGGCGGCAGTACCTGCAAGCCCCATAGCCGTCCCTAATTGGGGAGAGGTTTGCAGGTCCTTTGCGCCTTGGAACGCTGTAGTTTGCAGGTCTCGGAATCCAGCAACTGCTTTGCTGGGGTCAAACCCGATCTGATTACCTGCTTGATCGTACTGCCCAGCAAAACTTTTGAACGGGCGATCTGTAGTCAGGGCTTCTGTTTTGGTGAGCGTTCTCTCCGCCGTGGGTTTGGCCCAGCCCGGCAGGTCAACAACTTGGGTGCTTGTGCCTCCACCACCGCCACCGCCACCACCATAAACAATGCGCCCGCCTTCTTTGCGGGTTACGGATTCGCCAAGGGGTTCACCCAAGGCTTCAAGTTGTCTGCGGGAATAGCTCATATCTTCACTCCAACAATTCTGTACTTTTCTTCAAAGCCATAACGTGACCAGAGCCGGGCGATGGCTTCTCGTGCAGCGCCTTCAATACAAGTTGCGCCCAAAGAACGTAGCAGCGCTTTGAGCTGCTCAAACGTCTCTTCGTTGCTAATCAGCTTGCCACCGATTGTCGTGATAAACGCAACGCGGTCATGCGGGCGGCTGGTAAACATTACTGTTGCCGCCCCTTGCACACCCTCATCGTCTACCGCTACGACCAAAAGTAGCTGGCCTGTAACCAGCAAAACCTTAACTGACTCCAGCGTGTAATCGCCTTTGGAGTGCTCAAGCGCCGATGCAATATGGGACTCCACCAGAGGCCAGACTTGGTGGACATGCCCTACATCAACGCGTTCAATTCTCATGCTGGCAACAACTTTTCAGCGCGGCTGTTTACGGCCACACGGTTCTTGCCTGTGGTCTTGCTGCGAGCTTTTTGGACCCGGTCCATCATGGCGTACAGCTTGCGTGCACCAGCTTCCGTGGAGCCGTTACCTAACTCAGAAACGATACGAGCAGGCACAACGAACTCACCATCAGCAAGACGCGCTGGGCGCTTGTCCGCAATCGTTGCAGGAATGGAATCAGATACGCCATCGCCGGGACCTTTCAAAAGACGACCACCATCGGAGTAGTCGCCGAGGTGGGATACGCCGCCACCAGCAGCAAACATCTGACCGCCGTTGGCCATCATGGTTTCCATCTGATTGCGGTCGGACATCTCTTCAACTGTGCCACCTGCTGCGTAGTAGCTCGGGGTTCTGCCCATCTTGTCTCGTGTGCCCACAGGCACCCGCGTGTAGCTGCTGGTGTTGGGGTCGTATGTGTACTCGTAGTTGGGGCCACCGTCAACATACGGCTTTGCGTCATCGGCTTGCAACGCAGGGCTCAGTGCAGCGAGGCCGTATTTAACGTCCTTTGCACCTAAATTACCAAGCCCGCTGGCAAAACGCTCACCGAGTGTAGGGGGTACAGCGGGGATGGATGGGGTTGATAGCTTAGCAAGGGAGCCCCCAATGTCCGTTGTTAAGTTTGAAGCGCCTGTACGCAAACCTTCGGACGCTCCCATACGCAAGCCTTCACCCCCTGCAGGGGAAGCCAGCGCATACTGGTTTTGCGGCAGCAAGCCGTAGTTGGTCGGGGTGATGCCTGCACCTGCGGTTTTTGCGCCAGTACCAGCTGCGCCAGTCGCTCCCGCTGCCCCAGCCCCCATTAAACTACCAGTCAAACCAGCGCCGCCATACGCGCCAAGACCTGCCATCAAACCTTTTTCAAGACTGCCTGTGCGGGCGGTTTCCAAACCACCCAGCCCCAGACCAATAAGAGCAGGGTTGCTAATTCCAGCAATCAATGGAGCTGCGGTTCCACCGGTAGCAAACATCAAACCTGCACCAATCAGCGTAGGCAGCATGCGTTTGAGGAAATTGGCTTCGGGTAAACCCGTATCTGGGTTGAGCGTCAGGGTGCCGCCTGCAGCCATGGCAAGCGCTTGGAGGCCTGAGACTTCCTCTGGGGCCATGTGGACCAGCATGGTGTCGCCTTTGCGCCCACGGCTGGCAAGGTGTTGTGCAGCAAGTTCTAGGCTCATTGGGGCCTCACGGAATGGGGGTTGATCGAGTCTATCATGGGAGAACCGAAGAGACAAACGAAAGTGTGGCCACCACAGAGGGGATGGACGGCATCGGGAATGGGCTGGTCTGGGCTGCGGTGGCATCAAAAGTCACGGCGGTGTTGTTGACTGCAGCCCACATTTCAACGGTGTCCCCGGCTGTCAGCTCGACGTAAAAATTGCAGGCCGCGATGATAAAACCATCCACCCCGCCGTGCCGCTCGGTTACGTCAAACTTACTGCCTGTCCCAGCCACGTCGATGTTGTTGATGCGCAGCCAAATCCACGCAGAGTGAATCTGGCTGTCGGTATTCCTCAACTGGACACTGAATTGGTAGTTGTAGATGCCAGACTGGTTGACCAAGATGCCGTCCGTGCCATCATTGACGCAGCCGTTGATAAAGTCGGTCTCGTCAAACGTGATCTGCGTAGCGGTGTTGGCCGTGAAAGTCTTGTCCGTAGTGCGCTGAATGGCGGCGTATGGGAAGTTCAAATACTGCCCGCCGCGAACCCCGATCAGAGCGTTGACGTTGCCGCCAAGCTGGTTGAAGTACAAACGCAGCACATCGCTGTGCTGGTCTTGGTAGCGGGTCTCGTATTGCTGCGGGGCAGTTGGCAGGCGCGGGGGTACAACACCAAAAAGCTGTGACATACGGGTTTACCCTACCTTCTGCCATCAGGCCTGAGGTCAATTGACGGAACGCCAAGCTGCCACTGCACGCCAAGCCCAGTTGACTCAATCTTGAATGCCATCTGGCGTCCTCGAATGCGTGTGTAAACGATCTGCGTAAACTGCTGCACGAGGTAATTGCGCTGCGCTTGGTAGTTTTGGGTGCTGGTGACAGATGGAGTTGGCGCTGCTCCGTAGTTTGCACCGGGGTTTTGCCGGGGACGCATCGTGAACGTAACCGAGGGGTTGTTTACAGTCGAGCCATCAAACGTGATGTCCGGGATCATCCGCCACACAAAACCGTAGTTATGCCCATCACCGATGTTCATGTCGGCAGACTGGATGTACGAAGTGATCGGGCTGGGTGGGTTTGTAGTGCCGTCATCCACACCGTCTTCGTGGTAAATCAACTGGCCGTTGTAGCCCGCAGCCGTTGGGAAGTCCCGCAAAGCCGTATCCAGCCAAGCCGTACGTGACAAGTTGCCATACGACCAAATCTTTTCGAGGTGGTTGTAAATGACGTACCGATCAATTACGGTGGAGTTGGCTGAGCAGTAGAAGAACCAAACTTCGTTGTACGCTTCGTTGGTGGATGCAAAGAATTGGTATGCCTGCTCCAGATTGATGTCGCCAAAGATGTACTGGCGCAGAGGGCAATACAGCGTCTCAACACGGCCGGAGTACATATAGAACTTGTCGCGCCCCATCCAGTAGGTGATGTTGGCGGCCGTGGCCACGGCGTTTGGCCCCATGATGGAGATATTGTCCGCAAGGATATTGAACCCCCAAACAAACGGGGGTCCGAGGTACTGCATCGAATACAGAGCAGCGTCGGTCCAGATCAAAATTTCCTGACGAGACTGCAACTCGGCCACGATGGACGAGCCGATACTCAAGCGGAAACTGCCCGCCTGATTGGTGGCCGCAGGGGCCCAGACCTTGTAATCTTCTTGGTCAGACCAGCGCACCAGCAACGGGTCAAGAGTGGCCGAGCCGTAGTCGTTACAGCCAAAGGCAATCACAAACCGGGATGTGTCAGAGGTGGCAACAATGTTGCACACGGTGGGGCAGCTGGTGTCCGTCTCCCAGTAGGCCACGCCATCTTGGGTGTTTGTGTTGGTGCTGGAAAGAATCTGCGCCCGGTAGTAGGTGGAAGGCGAAGCGCCGGGAACCCACAAATAGAGCGCACCGCCACGGGGGTTCATGACCAGATAGTCGCCGTAGTTGTCTTGGCTCCACAGACGAAGCTGCACGCCAACACCCACACCAGCAGGTGCAGGCTCACCCCACCCAGTCGAAGGAAAGCCCGTAGTCGAGCCGCCCCAGCCGCCAGCACCCCAGCCCACACCGACCGTGTAAACATCGTTACCAATACCAAATTGATACGCGACTGTGCAAGCGCCCGTAGTGCCCGCGCTGGTAGCTGGTGAGCTGACCACGATACTGAACGTGTTGGCACTCAGGTAGGTCATGCGGAACTCTTTGTTCAGCGCAGACGCAGGGATGCCGTTGATGGCTCCGCCAACACCGGAAATGGTGACAAAGTCGCCCGTTTGGCCCCCGTGACCCGGGTCGTTGACCACGACCGTGGTTGAGCCGTTGGTTGTAGTGAATGCGCCGCTGGCAATCGAGTTGGTATCCCGCAAGGGCGTCACGTCGTAGAAGTTACCGCCATCCGTCTGCTGGATGTAGTATTTCAGGTTGGTGCCCACACCCATCAGGTTAAAGCCTGCCAGCGTCACCCAGTTCCACAGCGACCGGGCAACACCCCAGAACGATCCAGTTTCCGGGGGAAGTGAAACGCCGTTGTTGAAATACCCACCCGTATCCCGAACCCAACCGCCCAGCTTCTCAGGGTAGCCTGAGCGAAAGCGCACCTTGTCCATCTCGAACCAAGTGCCTTCATTGGACAGTGTCGTCGATTCTCGGTTTACACCGGGGCGCAGTTGGAGTTTCTGTAAGGGCATCGTTTACCTCAGTTTTCCGGCATTTTCGCACTTAACTCAGGAACAGCGCAATCTCGGCTTCGCGGCGCTTGACCAGACCCGGCAGGACTTTTCCACCGCCCTTGGTCCAAACCCGAAACGCATCGGCTGCGCCTTCCCAGTCACCCCGGTTTGCGCGCATACGGATGGTGCTGCGCTGGAGGTTGCCTAGCCCGAAGTTAAAGGAAATAGAGACAAGAGCGTCGAAAGCGCCTTGACGCCCAACCACACCGGGAACAAGACGAAGAACACCCCGTTCAAAAACTCCGACATCATCGCGGAATAGTTCGTCGATTTCCGTTTTCGTCCAGACACGATTGTCCTCCGGTTTCAATGGCATCTCTTTGCGGATCATGGGGGTCTCTTTACCCTCCACGCGCACCACAGGGAGCCTGATCTGCTCTTGGTACAGGACGTGGCCGTAGCCAATCGTCCAGATATGCGCTGGGCAAAGGTAGGGCCGAGAGCGAAAGCCCTCGTACTTGTGCATCAAGTCTTCCCCGGCTTTGCTCAGTTTCACTTCTTGCTCCAAGTCCTTGATCCAAACCAAAAACCTAATATACCGCCCAGCATGGCCATCTCGTCGCTGGAGAAGATCAGGTCGGAGTAACGGATCACGTCGTCAATGCTGGTGATCAGTCCCGGCTGCTGGTACAGATACCAAGCCATGAAGGCGTTGATTGCCACCAGCTCCAGCACGAAGATATACGTCACCGTGGGGCGCACAGTGCCCACGTAGCTGGACACCCACGACGCGGCCTTCTCAAGCACCTTGGCATCGTGGGCAAGAGCCGCCTCAGTCATCCGGGCGTCGGTCTCCATCGCCACCTGCTCGGTGCGGATTTCTTCGATCTTGGCTTGGGCTGCAAAGCCAGCAGCAGCCAGTTGGAGTTCGCGCTCGGTCTGGACTCGGGCCAGCGCCAGCTCATGTTTTTGGTCGGCTTTGTTTTGGAAGTACTCCAGCAGCTTGGGAAGACCAGAGATCAGCAGACCCCCGAGAGTTGAAATGAGTGAAAGCATCAGTTACCCCTTTTTGTCAACATGGCGCTGGCAATCTCCAGCATGAATTTTACTTGCTCAATGTCTTTGGGCTGCTCAGTCCAGCCTACAGTAACCTGACCGACAAACCTGTAACTGTCTGGTGGAACACTCACCCGGCAGGTGTACGCCACGCCCTTTTCCAAGTACCACAGGCCCACCTCGGACTGCGCGTAACGGTATTCCCCGCAAGGAATCTCATTGGTCATCAGCCGCACCACATCCGAATTGTTGGCCGCGTTTTGGCTGAACAGCCCGACATCAATGTCTTCAATCGTCTTGTCTCTGCCGTCCTTGGTGTATGCGCGATACAACACCCGGCTGTTGAACAGCGGGTTGACTTTGAAGACCGCCACCACCGTGGCTCCTGTCTTTTTCATCAACATCGCACCCACATCGTCGGCGCGGCTGGTATTGATCTCAGGTAGCTTCTTGGACTCCTTGTAAGCGTCGCGCATGAACTCTTGGTTCTGCCACAAGAAGTACCCAGAGAAAGCCACAATGCCCATCACGAGAATGGCAAACAGCTTAAACGGCGAGTCCACATACCCGAGCACCTTGTCGAGTGTTGAGTTGGCGTTCAGCTTCTCGTCGCTCATCTCAGATGCAGCATGTACAAAACGATTCCGTAAATGATCAGAGCAGCAAGGATCACCGTGGCAATACCAACGGCAATGTACTCAACCAATTGCTCCATCCTCGCTTTGCGCAGCTTGGCGGCTTTTTCTGCGGCCTCTTGGGCCTCTCTGCGCTTGCGAGCGGCGGCGGCTTGAAACTTCTGCCAATCGTTCCACATGCCCGGACGGCCCGCGTAGACCATGCGCTCGCGCAGTTCTTCTTCTTGCTGCTTGAGTTGCTCAAGCGCCATGAACTCAGCAAGGTCCGAGCCTCCACCTTTCTTGGTGGCAGACTCTTGAATCTTTGCCTTGTTGTCGAAGTAATCAAAGACCCGAGTGCCGAGTTGGTGCAGCTCCTTACCGTTGGCCAGAGCACCTTTTATTACAGCAAAGGCTGCGTTGGCAGCAGCAATTTCGGCCAGCATGGGTCAATTCTTTCCCTCGGCAAACATATTTACACAGTCACCACTGGTGCTGCACACGACATTGCGGAAACACCCGCTGGAATCATTGATGGGTCGAGAATCTCATTGGTTTCTTTATCCCGCAGTGCATGGATGCAGTAAGCCACCGTCTCATCGGTCAGCGCCTCAAGTTCATGAATCTTGTCCTTGTGGATGTAGATCATGTGCGGCGCAGTGAACTCGGTTGCTACACCTTCGACCGTGACTTTTAACTTACCCTTGGCAAGCAGCGTGAGATGGTCGAATTGGTGAGTGTGGCCAACTTCAATGTCGCCAGCTTTCTCAAAACGCATCATGCGCGAGTAGAGATTGGCGACACAGCCGATTTTTACGATTGGTTGACTCATAAGACGCTCCCGGGAATTTCGCCAGACGCTCCGGTTGCGGTTGCTTGCGCTCTCTCGGGGATTTCGGGCGGCGGAACGAATTCTGCAATTTGTCCGAACTCGCCGTTCATGGCGCGATTCCAAAGATCGGTGATGTGCTCAAGCACGCCTACCTCAACAATGTTGCAAGCGGCTGGGATGTAATTTTGATGGCCTTGAAACAAAACTTCCGCATCAAACCTGTCGGAGTCAGGGGAAGTCCAAATCAAGTTTTTTGCGGACGTTATTACTGTGTTAATCATTTTAAGAAATCCTTCTAAATAAAGCAAAATAAAAATAAGTAGTATTGTACAAACCATCATAGACGGCCTGTCTTACAGGTGAAATTACCAGCCAAGTTCCAACCCCAAATGGGGAAAAGGTAAAATTGACAGATTCCGAAAAAGCAGTTGTTCGGTTTGTAAGATCGCCACTTATTTGCAGACTACCTACATTCGGGCCATATATCGAATTGCCGAGTCCCTGATAAAACACGAAAGAACCACTTATCGTGTCCCCCGGGTAAATAACAGAGCCAGTTGAAGTCCTAAGTCCCCAAACGGTTGAACCGATTGATGCGAGTGAAAGTGGATTTATCAGGGCAGCTGTGGTTTGCGTGCTTCCATCGGCAAAGCGTACGCCGTTGATAAACGTCTTGGTTCCACCAATATTCTGATCGCCAACTGTATAAACACCATTGGTTACACTTGATGCCGTCGTGGCTGTGGTTGCGTTTGTGGCGTTGGTAGCGTTTGTGGCGTTCGTGGCATTTGTGGAGTTTGTGGCGTTTGTGGCGTTTGTGGCTGTGGCGGCGTTACCAGTGACGTTGATGTTCCACGTACCAGATGCACCGGAACCCGTTGCTGATGGAACCCCCAAGTTGCTGCGTGCAGTTGCAGCATCCGAAGCGCCCGTACCCCCATCCGCAACAGCCAAATCAGTGATGCCGGAGATTGAGCCCCCAGTGATGCTGACGGCGTTGGCGTTCTGCGTAGCAATGGTGCCCAGACCAAGGTTGGTCCTTGCAGAAGAAGCGCTGGCCAGATCAGACAGGTTGTTGGAACGGAAAGCGTAGGTGGTGTCCTGCCCCGTGGCAGTTACACCAAGATTTGTGCGAGCGTTCGCCGCAGTCGAGGCCCCCGTGCCGCCGTCAGCAATAGCCAAGTCTGTGCCAAGCGTGAGGCTCGGCAGGTGATCGTTTTGGAAGCTGAAGTTGGTTCCGTCAGACCAGATCGTTACGGTTTTACCTGCGGGGATAGCCACCCCAGTACCCGCTGCCGTGGTGTTACCCAGAACCGAGGAGTTGAAGATCGTGGCAGCGTATGCGCTGGCGTTGTAGATGACGTAGGTCTTCTCGGCCGGAGGCGCGTAGACGTTGAACGCTGCGGTGGTGGTTGTGGTCAGTGCAATCGACATGTTGCGAGACTGATCCGCTGCGCCATTAAGCGCAGTCAACGCTTGGTTGGCTGAAGTGATGGAGACAGAGACGTAGCCTGCAATCGCAGACTCAATCAAACCACCAAGGTTGGTGTTGGTGGTATTGCCCCACGTACCGGCCTGTGTGCCGGTTGTGATGAGTTCAATCCGAAGACTGGGTGAATAGGTGCTCATGATTTTTCCTTAAACGGCGTCAATGACGGTCCAGTCTGGGGTTTGCGTATCGTCAATTTGTGACCAAGTCGTCCCTGCGGGGTCGTAGCGGGTAACCACATCGCCAGCAAACGGGATTACACCAAAATTTGCATCCCCAAACACCGCGATGTCCTCGATTGTCGTCGGGCGAAGGATGTCTGTCCAGCCCGGAATCTGGGTGTCGTCAATGTCGTTCCACAGGAACGAGCCCACCAAAACGTCTGCAGCCTGCACATTCTCCGCCACGGACGCCAGCAATGCGGCGGTGGCCACCACGGAGTTGAGGATAGCCGTTGTCTGCTCAGAAACAGTCGCAGGGAATGTGGCAGTGGCGGTGAAGGTGTCGGATGCTGTGGCAAACTCCTCCACGCTGGCAGGGACAGTCAGGTTAGCTACAGCGGTATCGGCAGCTGTTGCGCTCTCGTTTACTTCGGCCGGGAAGACAAAAATACAGGTCGTGGTGTCTGCGGCAGTGGCGGTCTCTGCAATGAAGGCTGACGCCACAAAAATGGACGCCGTGGTGTCTGCGCCGCTGGCTGCTTCTGCGATCTGGGTAGCGTATGTGGGCAGGCCCGTGAATGTCCCGACCGCCGCTGCAACCTCAGTCAGTGCTGTGGGGAACGTGGCCGCTGCAGAGGTAGTATCGGCTATGGTCGCGGCGTCGCTGAGCGCAGCGTTTATGACAAACGTGGAAGCGGTTGTGTCTGCCCCAGTTGCAGTCTCGGCTGCAAAAGCTGTGAAAACTGTTGTGGATGTGCTTGCATCCGATGCCTGCGCCAGCTCACTGGTCAGGCAAGCAAAATTTGTGACTGCCGCAAACGTGTCGAGAGCTGTTACGGTTTCAGCTATGGTCGCTGAAAACTCTGCCCCCGGTGCAGAGGCATACGGCAGTTGTGCGTATGCGGCAGTTCCGAACATTACTGCACGACTTGAGGCTGTTCAGCCTGCTCGGGCACTTTTACCTGCGGGGCAGCTTGCTCTTGGATCGCTTGGATGATTGGAGCGACTTCGCCGTAGGGGCGGGTGCCGAGGTAGTTCAACACGCCGTTGAGCAGGGACAGCTTGAGAGTAATGTCTTGGTCTTGCATGCAAGTCTCCAGAAGGTTGATGGAGCGTAAATTATGCCGCAGCCCAAGGCAGTGGAGGTGTCACCACGGGTGGGTTGATCTGGTTGTTGATCTGCTGCTGCACAGCGGCTTCTGTGGCTGCCTTGTCAACGCCATTGGCCCAAATCCAGCCGAGGACTTGCTGCTCGGTGAGTTGGTCGTATGGCGTGAACGCTGAGCCGGTTGGCGCTGGTACGCCGCAAGTGCTGTAAACGCTGCCGTTGTATGTCTGGCCGCGGGCTGTCTGGCTGCCGGAGCAGGTCCAGTGCACGGTGAACACCACGTCGGTGTGGCCGTCCTCTTGTGGATAGCAGTCCATAGCTGTCACGTCCCAAGTCATGGTGACGGAGTTGAGGGTATCGGTCATGGTTTTTCCTTTCAGTTTGATTCGAGTGCCGCGACACGGGCGGTCAGGGTTTGGATGAGGGCTTGCTGCTCTTGGATGGCTTTGACAAGAACAGGAATAATGGCGGTTTTATCCATACCGTACATTCCGTTCATCATTTCAGAAACAGATTCAGGCACGACCTCCAATACTTCTTGAGCAATAAAACCAAGTGTTTTTTCTTCTGTGTCCTCTTGGCTGTTCATGTTGTAGGAAACAGGCCGCAAGGACAAAACAGAAGACAAGCCGTAGCCAATATCTGCAATGTTCTTTTTTAATCGCTGGTCTGAAACAGAAACATAATTACCGCTTGAAGAATCTATGTACCCGCGATCAGCGCCGTTAAAACCAAAATACAGGCGATTGGAGCCGCCATTAACAATGTTCCAATACGAGCTTCCGCTAAAGTAAAGAGACAAACCTTGAGCGTAACTAAATTGTGAGTTTTGGCCAATGCTGATTTTTCCAAATGCGCTTGTCATTCCCACCAGCAAGCTACCGCTGGAGTCGATACGGGCGCGTTCGGTGGCGTTTGTGTAAAACCTCAAAAAACCATTGGCTTCGTTTGCAATGGTCATCTCTGTGCCATCGTGGAAAACATAGCCTTTTGCTGTGCCTCCGGTTTGCAACGCAAAGATTGCACTACCAGAACCACCAATAGTAATGTTTCCACGGCTTCCGGCGTTGAATGACGGTGAGGTTGTGCCAACCAGCAAGTTACCGCTGGAGTCGATACGGGCGCGTTCGTTCAGTGTTACGTCAGACCCCACAGAGACGGTTGCTTCTGCTGCGGTCAAGAACCTGATGGCACCATACCCAACGGTAATTGCGCTGCGTGCCCACGGACTTGCTGTAGAACTTGCAAAAGCATTTGCTGTAGACGAAAAACGCACTCCGCTACCAAAAACACTGTCGGCAGAATTTGATTGTCTAAAGATATTGACAAAGGAACCTGAACCTTCGCTGAAGCAAAGATTTGTACCCTGTGCGACTGTAATCCCGGGCGAGCTAACCGTTGTGGTCCCCACAGACAAATTCCCACTCGCATCCAGCGTCATCGCCTGAGTAAAGCTAATAGCGTTACCTGCTGTGCCGGAGGGGGCGGTGTACCAGATGTGCTTTCCGAAATAATCTTGCGTGTATCGGGCGGCGGGTGCAGTTGATCTGTAGTTCCAAGTAGTTCCGGCAGAAGCAAATGCGTTGGTCGAAACACTGGTTTCGCCGTTGCCCGCATCAGTCGAAAATGCCGACCAGTTCATTTGCAAGGCTTTGTGCGTAGATGCCCAAGCACTCGGAGTAACCCCCAAGCCGAGGTTGCCGGAGGAGTCGAGGGTGGCTCTGACGCTCCCGTTGACAGAAAAAGCCAACGGATAAGTTGAACTGGACTCCAGAAGAATTTTGCTGCCATCGTTGTAGAAGAAGCCTCTATTGCTGCCGCTACCAGTGGCGATAACGCCGTTCACGTCCAGCTTGTACGATGGCGAACTCGTCCCAATACCCAGACCTGTGCTGGTCAGGCGCATTTGTTCGGAGCCTGCAATCTGCCAAAACATGGAATTTCCAGCAGAGCCAAACTGCGGGGCAAAGGTGTCGGTTGTAGTTGAGTCTTTAAACCTGATAACGGACGCGCCAGTGCCGGACTCAAAGAACGCTTGCGTAGAAACACCAGAAGTAAACGCATGCAACCTCACCGCAGGCGAACTCGTCCCAATACCCAGACCTGTGCTGGTCAGGCGCATTTGTTCGGTGTTGCTGTTAAGCAACCAGACGAACAGGTCAGAGTTGTCTGAGTATCGGAACACACCTTTTTTCGGTGTCGTTGCACCACCAAAGTTGATTTGACTCGTTCCAGTGTCTGCGGATGTGAGGGAGATTTCAGGGCTAGAACTTGTTGAAACAATCTCAAGTCTCACACCGCCAGCAGACCCGGTATTTGTCAGTTTCGTCCCATCAAACGTCAGCGCAGACCCAGTGGTCAGGACTTTGGAGCCGTTGAGGTAGGCCACGCCGTTGGCTGTGCCGCCGCCCAGAGTCAGGTTTGTCCCATCAAACGTCAGGTTTGCCGAGTCCACCAGCGCACCGCCAGTGCTGGCGTAAGTCACACGACCCGAAGTCAATCCCGAGTCAGCAAGGTCAGCAACCGTCAGGCGGGTGCCGTTGAAGGTCATGTTGGCGCTGGTGGCCAGCGTGCTGGTGGAGTCGGCGTAAGGAACCCCGTTGGCTGTGAACGCTGCAACCCCAGTGATGAGGCCCGAGCCACCTTCTTGCACAAGCACAGACCTGCGAGCAGGCTGGGTCAGGATAACGTCCTTGGTGCCGGTACCAAAGTTGACCAACGACCCTGCGTTGCTGGAGGCCAGCACGGTTGCACGCGACAGCGTGTTACCCGACGTGGTGTACGCGCCAATACCTACTTCCCACGCACCGTTTTGCGCATCGATGATGGCGTAGTACGTGGTGTTACCGTTACCGATGACTGAGAAGGCTTGGAAGCCGGAGTAGGGCCCAGCCAGTGTAAGTGTGCCCGTGCCGGAAGTAGTAGTCGTCTCCCGGACACGATCAGCGATAACGAGTGGCATATATCAAACCCCTGTCAGTACATCTTCAGCAAACCAACGCTCTTGCTGGTTGCCATCTTGGTCAACCCACTGCAACAGGTAATGGACCACGCCATCTTCGTCCATGCGCAGCGCAAGTACGGGGCCCTCGGGGACAACCGTGCGGACTTTGACAACTTGATTTCGTGCGAATTTAGTGGCCATGATTCACCTCAAGCAGCGTCAAGGGAAAAAGTATACGATACTGTAATGGTGTCACCGGACACCACACTGCGGTCGCCCGGAGCTTGGAAATCAGCAGCGGAAAACAAGATACCTGTCGTGCCACCTTTGGTGTTGTTGCTTGTCAGGAACGCCCCACCAACCACCGTAGTGCCGTTGATGCTGTACGTAGCAGGCGAAGCCGAGTTTGAAATCACCGAAGGGTCAGCCGTGGTGGCCGTACCAAAAGAGCAAGCCGGACGTGTGGACTGGCTGTATGCCGTAACTTCTGTCCATCCTGCATGTGAAGCCATCGTGTCGCCATCGGCGGGGTTGTTGGTGCTGCCCGAACCGTACAGACCGAGGAACCACGTAGCGGTGTAGCTGCTACCGCTAAAGTACTTGGTGTTCATGTCCTGCAGGCCCACGTTCACCACGAGGTTGTGCGACTCAGCTTCCCACTTCAGGCTACCGTCTTCGCTGTGGCACGCGATCTTGAACACACCGCCACCCTTGAGACCCTCGCCAAAAGAGCGTGTGGCGCTGACGCCTGCTGCCACGGTATCTGTAGAACTTGCTTTTTCGATAGACATGATCGCTCCTTATGCGAAACGTATGAGCGCAGCGTCAGCCGTGTTGGCCGGTGTCTGCACAGTGAAAGTTGTGGTGGTCGTTTTATCGGCCCCGAAGTCCAACACCGCCACGGCCAAATTGCCAAGACTTGTATTGTAGATAAGCGCACCGCGTGCAGTGAAGCTGGCCGGGTTCCAGACCACGTTGTCGAAGTCCAAAAAAGCCGTTGTGCCAGACTGCTGAACCGTCACGTTGGTCAGCGTATTGCCGCCAGCAGTGTAGCCTGTACCAACAACCTCATCGGTTGTGGTGTACACCAGCGTGCCAGCGCCAAGGTCCGCATTGGCGGTATACAAGGCCATCTTGAGCGTGCCTGTAGCCAGAGCCTGCAGTGCAATGAACTTGGCCTGCGTGGTGAGAGTTTGGTCAAACGCCATATCAAGTCACCGCCTGTCGGTACTGCCCAGAGCGGTAAGCGTCTTGTCTTTCGAGTCCGTCACCCAGACGTTTTGCAAGTGCGAGCGCCTCTTTGTACTTGCCGTCGTACAAAGCCACCATGTCTTGCTCACCCTTCATGAACGTGATCGCTTCAACCAAAGAGCCATACAGCAGCACCGTATCAAAGTTGTCACCCAGCCACGTCCGCCCATCAGCCGTCACGGAGATCGACTCGGGGTAGAAGAAGTAGTGCAGCTCCACGACATACCGCGCATCAGGCGTTGGACCCAAAATGAACGACAGCTCATCACTGTTGGCAAAAGACGGGCCAAACAGCGCGTAGTACTTGGGGAACCCGGTGGAAGAAGGGGTGGGGTACGCCTGCCGGATGAAGTTGACGTCCTTGTTGAGCAAATACTCGTAGGAGCCGTCAGGAGCCACCGCAGCGATGGAATAAGACGCCAAGAAGTCGGCTGGGCAAGCCAGATACTTGTTGTTGGAGGAAGTAGCCCCTGTCACGTTGCGACGCAACGAAGGAAACTGCACCGTGTTGAAAATGCGCTGCTCGGCCTGCTGTACAAACACCGGGATGTTTGAAACAAAGTCCTGATCAAAGTTCTGCGTGTAATCGCAGATCGCTGCTTGCAACTCGGTGTAGGTCATGCCTTACCTCATGCCATTGGGCCACGGGCCATGACGCCCTTGGTGGCCGCGCCAGTGCCACGAATCTTGATACCCGAGGTTTTGACGCCGGGGTACTCGTTGCTATGGTTATTGGCCACAGTCACGTTGGTGTCCGCCATGTGCTTCATGGCGTTGACCTTGGGCAGCACGGCCTGCTTGGGGGCCGGTTTGGTTTTGTAGGATGTGGCCATGATCAGATGCCTGTTCCGCGCACGGTACGGGTCGGCGCTTTTTGGTTGGCGACTTTAGCCAAGTTGCGACCCATTTTCAGCATGTCGCTGTTGGTCTTACCACCAGCACGCAGCTTGGTAGGCTTTTGACCGGGGTGCATGTTGGCCTCGTGTTTGCGAACTGCTTTCTTTGCGTCCATGATGAACTCCTTAGGATGTTGAGATTGTCACTTGACCGATTGCGGCAGTCAATACCAAAGTGTTTGGTGTCAACGCGTCATCGAAGAATCGGGAACCCCCAACGGGGGCCCAGCCCCACTGAATGTCCCGGCTGCCGCCTGTTGGAAAACCTGCCACGTTGGTTCCGGCCGTCACGTATGTTGTGTCCCTGCGGGGGTTACGCACCGCTTGTGGGTCGTCCACTGGGTACATACCGAGCTGCAGTTGTGGGTGATCCGGGTCAAAACAGGAGTTGCACACCAAGACGTTGTTGATCTTGGTCTTTACAACCAGCTTGCGTAGCTCCTTGAGCTTGAAGCGAAAGCCGCAGCGGTCACACTGCGCAATCGAATTCTTGGCACTGGCAAAACGATTGCCCATTTACGTACCGCCCCCGATGTACTGGCGACGTGGAACGAATCTAATTGCGGCTTTTTCTCTGTCTTCATCTGCAGCCAGTTGCCACGCCGTATCATACTGCTCTTTCAAAACACCCAGACGCTCAGCTCCACCGGGCACCTTCAGGGCCAAGTAATAAGCCAAGCCTGCCACCATGCAGGGTAAGAACCGGAACGGCATGTCCATCGTGTTGACGCCGTTGCCAGCGTCTTGGATGCGCTTCAAGCGCCAGTACACGAAGGTGTAGGGCTGAGAGTTATCTGGCACAGGCCAGACGGTGATGCGTGGGGTATTCAGGCGCTCAATCCAGACCTGAATCGGACGGGCCTGTTGGAGCTTGTTGGGGATCGTGGCGTAGGTCGAGACGCTGATCCGGGTGATGGTCAGGTCAGCCTGTGTTGAAGCGCTGCCCGCGCCTGTACGAATGACGTGCTCAAGCAAGTCCACAGTGTCGGCGGGGAGGTTATATGTCGCTTGGCCCGGTATCAGGTTGATGGAGCCCTGCTCGAACGTCCACATATTGATGCCACGGTTGGCCCAGTCAGCAAACATCAGGTTCAGCGACCGGCGAGCCGTGCGCAAATCGTAGCCCGTACGCATCTCCGAGCCCACGCGCTCAAACGCCTCCTCGACGATTTCTGCTAAATCCAACGTAAAATTTGCAACGCCAGATGTTGTCATGCGGCCTCCACCAGTAAGCCCGCTGTACGGGTGCCTTTGCGTTTAGCCAAGGATACCGCAGAAATAGAAACTCCTAACGCATCAGCGGCGGACTGCGTGGTGTCAAAGATTCGACCATCAGATAGCCGTACGCGCTTGCCGCCACCCATACGTTTTGGTCGCATGTACGCATCAACCGCAGCAGCATCCAACACACGACGGCTACCGACCGGTTTGTTGATGCGGGCAATGAGCTGCGCAGCTTCTACTCTTGCGCCTTTTTCAGCTTGGGACAGTACCCCACGAGTAGGGTTAGCTGCCATGTTTTCCGCAGTTGGTAGTGCGGCAGCGGCAACCACGTTTTTCACCAAACACAACTCCGAAAAAACACGGAGGGCTTCCACGCACTCCGCATTAAACACGGACCACGTAAAAATGTTTCGACCGGTTTTGGTTTGCTGCTGCCCATCCGCCATGCTGCCACCAAAGCGTTTAAACAGCGCTGCTACAGGGGCGCGATCGCACATCGACACCTTGACCTGCACAGACACGTACCCTGCTTTTGCGAGGTGCATCGAAACACACCCTTCGCCATCAAAAAGTCCTGCCAAATATGCGTCTGTGGTTGTCATCTGAAGCTCGCTGTCTTTTTGGCGATGGTCTTGGGCTGGGCCACAAACTGTTTGCCCGCCGCCTTACCAGCACGCTTGGCTCTTGTGGTGGCCGCATACTCTGCGTGGCTGAGCGATTTTATCGCCTTCTCCGGCAAGTAACGCTCACCTGTTTTTGAAGACGGCTTCCCACTCTTGGTGCGCCACTTCTGGTCGCCCCAGTCTTTGAGGGATCTCTGGGGAGCCTTCACGTCAGTCCCCCTTTGTAGCCGTCTGCATTCTCGTGCAAATACTTGGCGGCAGCTTCAAGAATAGCCGGGTTATCACGGGCATGCCCCAAAATATTGTTGCAAGGGTTACACAAGACGCCCCGAAACTTACCTGAAGCATGACAGTGGTCTACGTCAAGGCGCTTCCCCATCTCGTCTTCGGTTATGCCGCAAATCATACAAGCGTAGTTTTCGGTTTCGCGCAAGGTTTCCCAGCGCTCGTACGTCAATCCGTACCGTAACTGCAACTTCTCGGCTTTGTTGTTTCTTGGCGTATTAGGGTTCTGCTTTTTGTGTTGCTGGTGGCAAGGTTTACACCGAGCGCTCATGTAGCTTTTACCGGCCCATTTGTCAAAAAACAAATAAAAATCGGTGTGCGGCTTTTCGCTTCCACAGTGTTTGCAGACCTTAGTCACGGTAAGAACCCCCAGCGGCCTTGTACTTCTTGGCCACAAGCTGAGCCTTACGGGCTGACCACTGGCCAGCACCGGTGCCATGCGTTGCAGCAGCTTTGACTTGACTCACGATCCGCTTGCGCAGACCGGGCTTGGTGTAATTGCCCGCCGCATTGACTTTACCGCCTTCAGCATATTGCGTAAAGTCGGTGTCATCCCGGCGAGCTGTGCGCTTGCCTTTGGGCATTTTGGAAGGGGCGATGTCCCCCATACCACGGCTGGCTCTCATACGATCCGCCCTTTGGTCTTGCCGCGCTGAGCGCAGCCATCAGCGGCCTTCACATAGCCGCCTTTGGCTTTCTTCTCCGGCGCAAACATTTTGTCGGCCATGTCCATGGCTTTGGATGTGTGCCCTGTAGACGGACGAGTTGGTGCATTGAGCATGTCCTCGTATATCTTTTTGGCAGACCTCATGCGCGGAGTATCGTTCATGGTTACACCATCTTGCCTTTGGTTTTACCGCGCTGAGCGCAGCCGTCGGCACGTTGGGACGCCGTCATGCCGCCCTTTTTCATGCCTTGGCCTTGCGCAGAAGCCGCAATGGCCTTCTGGCGCTCTTCTTCAGCCGCGTCTTTCTGGGCGCTGCGTGCAATAGCCGCTGGCAGGATGCCGCCAAAACCTTTGCCGATGAGCTTGCCCATCGCGCCTTCGC